ATGAGTACCTGTACCATGACGTTTGCGAGGCCACGCTGGCCAAGTGGAGGAAGCAATGCGTGAAGTTATCCGCGCTTACCGGCTCAAGGTGAAATTGATCGAGGATCAGGCCCAGGGAGCCATAGAAAAAGTGTTCCTGCGGCCCGTACTGGACAGTAAGACCCTGGCGGGCATTCCCGGTCAAGTCCTGGCTGAAATACGCCCTGCGGTCAAACTGGCGCTAAATGAGGGGGTGAAATTTGGAACCTACATTAAAGGCCAAGTTAAACAGCGAGCTTGAAGTCCTGGCACAGCAGATCCAGGGGGCGACAGCGATCATGCAACAGAAGTACAAGATCAAGCTGGCCACCCTGGTCGAGCGCGGGGCGGATGAGAAGGCCATCCAGGAATGGCTGCGCTCTGACGCCGGCCGCCAGGAATTTGACGCCCTGAAGAACGAAGTCAAGCGCAAGGTGGCCAATACCATCTCGCGGATTGCCGATCTTGGATACTACGTGGAGTTGAGCAATGGCGGTTGACATCAATCAGAATGTCGATGGGGACATTCTCGATGATTACCTTTGGGAATGGCTCGATATGGGCGATGACAAGGTTTGCCCTGATTGCGCCAGGTTGTCGTCTATGGAGCCCGTGTCGTTCACCGAATGGGAGACCGAGCGCACCCTTCCCGGGAGGGGAGATACTGTTTGTGGGGACCGTTGCCGATGCGTTCTGTACCCCACGGATTTAGTCGCCACCCACCCCGACCTGAAAAGCGGGGGGAAGGTTGTCATCAAGGACATCGGCGATTTGACGGTATCCCTGGATATTCCATACGAGATATTCCAGACCTATGACGATTTGGTTGTGCGCTACCGGCAGGCGACTAGCGGGGGCACGTTGCCCGATGAAATTTATTACATCGACAACATCGATGGCCGCATCAAGTATCTGCAGGACTGGCTGAGGGCGAATGCGGGTTAAGTTCGCCGGGCGTCAGATATACGACAGGATCGCCAAGCGAGTGCTATTGGAATTGGAGCAGCCGTCATCCGATTGGACGCAGGGACTGTTCGGCATCGCCCGTGATGGAATCATCAAGCGGACACGCAGGGGCATTGACGTTGACGGCATGAGGTTCAAGCCGTACAGCCCGGAGTATGCCAAAAAGAAAGGGCGGTCGTGGGCCAACCTTACAGATAGCGGCAAGTTGATGTCAAAGGAAGGCTTTGAGTTTCAGGTTATGCGGGGCGGGAATAAGATCATCCTTCGTGTCTATATTCCTGACAAGCATCACAGCAAAGACCTCGATCACTACACCCTGGGACTGGTTCACAACTTCGGAATGGGCGATGCCCCCAAGCGGGAATTTATGGGGCTGGATGACGCGATAATCAAAAAGCTCAATTCGTTCTCAAGGGATAACTGGCGCAAGCTATTCAAGAAATTAGAGCAGATTTACTGACCCGGCATAAAAAATACTGGCAATCGGTGGAAAATCCCGGAAAAAGCTGACAAGAAAACTTTGCCATTCGCACTTACCATTCCATGCAGATGGGTGCAGAGCGCCCGTCAAGGAGAGTACGAATGGCAGACGACAATAAGGACGGCGCTGCTGAGCAGGGCCAGTCCAATGCGGCCCCTGGGGGCCAGCCCGATCCCGCAACGCAGGGTGGGGAGAATGTGGATGGGCTCGTTGCGAAGAACAAAGAGCTCCTGGGGGAACTGAAGAAGATCAAGGGCAAGCTCGCCGCCTTTGAAGGTGAGGCCGCGAAACGAGACGAGGCCAAGCTCAAAGAGGAAGGCAAGCTCAAGGAACTGCTGGATAAGAAAGAGGCTGAGGCCACGGCCATCAGAGACCGCGTGCGCAGAGCAGAGCTCAAGGCGGCGGCGGTTGCAAACAGCCTTGTCGACATGGAGTACGTCGACATTCTGATCAAGCGGATCGAGTTCGATGAAAACGACCAGCCGACCAACGTCGCTGACGTTTTCAAGGAGCTCAGGGAAATAAAGCCCTATCTTTTCAAGCAGGATGAGCCGCAAGTACCCGGTACGGCGAACAAGAACGTGGCCGGCTGGAAAGGCGGTACGGGCAAGACGCCCACCCTCGGAGATCTCAAGTCAATGAGCACTGATGAGATTCTGAAAAACCAAGACAAGATCCTCTCAACCGCTTTCGGTGGAGGGGGCAAGTAACGGAGGCTACAAATGGCTGAAACTTTTATTCCCGATCTACTTAGGCCGCTTATGCTGGCCCGGCTCGACAAGATCCTTGTCGCCAAGGCCATCACGAACAACCTGTGGGAAGGCGAGATCAAACAGGCCGGCGATTCGGTGAAAATCTGGACGCCCGGCGACATCACGGTGAAAGACTACACCAAGGACACTGATCACGCCACCCCGGATGCCACCACCGGCACCGACCAGACCATGAGCATCGATCAGCAGAAGTATTTTAACTTCCAGGTCGATGCCATCAGCATCGCCCAGATGCCGGTTCCCGTCCTGGCCGCGTACATCGAAAGGGCTGCTTACGCCCTGAAGGACACCATTGACCAGCACATCCTGGGCCTGTACACCGGCGTCCATGCCGACACGACCGTGACTCCGGCCGCGACCCTGACCTCATCCAACATCCAGTCCGCGTTCGGCGAGCTCTACCGGAAGATGACCGAGAAGAACATTCCCAAAGAGGGGCGGTACATCGTCGTGCATCCCCGCGTGACCGAGATCATCAATTCGTACCTGGCGGCCAAGAGCACTTCGCTGGGCGATGCCGCGACTGTCAACGGCTACATGGGGCGCTTCCAGGGCTTCGAGGTCTACGAGTCGAACAACGTCGTGGACACCGATGAGGACATGGAGGGGACCAGCTCGACCGAGACCGTCTACAACTGCCTGGCTGGCACCAAGATGGGCATCACCTTCGCCATGCAGATCCCCGAGGGCAACACCAGGATCTATGTGCCCGAGAGGCGTTTCGCCACCGCCGTCAAGTCGCTGATTGTGTACGGCTCGAAGATGCTGGACAGCGGCGCTCGCAACGGCCTGCTCAAAGCGTGGTTCTCCAACTGAGCCTAACATGGCAAGGAAAGGAGATTGCGTCACTATCGTCCGCAAGGACGGCCATCGCGCCGTGGTTCCCATTGGGTTGTGGGAGAGCAGCATCAAGAAGGACAAGGACTGGAAGATTGTGAGTAGGCCCATCCTCGACACCCCCGAGATGAAACTTGTCCGGGTGGTGGTGGAGAAGCCGAAGGCGACCGAGCCCGTTCCCGTGGTGGTTCCCGTGGAGCCGCCCAAGGTGGAGGTTGCCCCTGCTCCGGTTGAACAGCCCAAGCCTATTGAGGTTGAGAAGCCCAAGCCCAAGAGGAAGTACAAG